CATTAAAGAGATAAATAAAGGTTTGATTATTCTAAGGAACTCATCTTTGCCCTTAGCTTTCATCAAATCACTAATATCTTTCCCTTCATTAAAGGGTGGTAATACTACATTAATAAATCCTGTTTCCTCAGCTAACTTCTGAGCATCTTTCAATCCTGGCTCATCATTATCCAAGCAAATAAAGACTTGTTTATATCTTCTTTTCAGCTCACTAATTGCAGTATTACTCATCCTATATCCCTCACCTTGAATGGCAATAGATGGAATACCTGTGTTAGCCCATAAACATAAAGCATCCTTCAGTGAAGAACAAATGCAAATCTGTTCCCCATATTCAGGTACTTTAGTCCACAGGCTTACTACAGAATTGTCATGCTTGTTACTCCACTTATAACCAGCTTTATTGAAAGGCTGATATATCTTTAGAGTAACTTTTCCATCCTTGTGTTCTACATAAGCATAGGCATATTTATCAGCTCCAAACACATATCTATGACCATCTTTTATGACAATCTTATGAGATATGGGATAAACCTCTGCATACTTGAGCCATTCCAAAGTTATACCATAGGAAGCCCAATATTCAATATCATAATCTCTCCAATCTCTGACTTTGCACTGCAAATCTGTATCTTTGTTGTAACTACTTGTACTTCTTACAGCACAGGGAGTATATGAATGAATACTGGCACTACCACAGAACTTTGAAATATCCTCATTAATTTTACTCAAGACCTCCTTAAAACCACAATTCCACATTTTACCAAGAAGGTCAAACAGACCTCCACTATCCTTTGTAGCTAAGTCTATATAAAATATCCTTATCCCATCAGAAGAGTAAAGACCAAAGGAAGGTCTCCTATCCTGCCTAAGAGGACTATTGATTATACATGGAACCTCCGTGATTCCCAAGTAATATGACAGGATGTCTGCCTCTGTCACTTTACTTAGAATATCATCAAGGCTCACAGAAGATTTACCAGAACTGAATGCCATTGCTTTTTTTTTAGAAATTACTACTTACTTATCAAAATCCCAAGGTGTACCACCAGCATCATTGCCAGCAGGGAAAGGCATATCATCTGATGCACCAGAGTTACTAAGGTCAGTAGATTCTACATCATACTCCTTCAAGTCACCTATAGCAAACTCAGTAGTAGAATATGCACCAGCAGCCTTTCTTTCCTGCAAGTCTGCATCCAACTTGCTGTAGTCAGTGATATTGTTCTTCAAGAACATCTGATTATAAACAGCCTGATACTGCTTGTTATCATCAGTGGTTCTTACACCAAACAGTACCTTAACCTTGTTATTAGGCTGCAATGCAATAACATCCCTCAGCTCCTTGAAGTTACCCTTGAAGTACTCATCAATACTCTCAAGTCTTGCCTCACAATCCTCAGGTTTATCTACCATAATCCAAGTATTATTGACATACTTCATTACATTAGGAATGTTGAGGTATGCCTTGATGAAGTTGGTAAGCTCTTCCTCACCATGATAAGCAGGTCTATAGCCCTTATCAATGTTGGCAAGACCATTCTTATATACAGGAATTTCATGTGCCTTAGCCTGCTCTACAGTAACCCAAGCAGTTCTACCATACTTATCAATTACCTGTACCTTAGTCTGGTCTCTGTTGTATCTGTACTCCTTTCTAAGGAAGAAAGCTACCTTAGTGGTAAATTCAATACCACCACACTTCTCAGCATCAGTCTTAACAATGAAGTCAAGTCTGATATTCTGTACCTTGTGCTTATCCTCACCTACCTCAACTTCACCCAGATACTCAGGGTCATTTTCAAGTTGGGTATTATACAGCTTCTCAAGCTCTGCTTTGTTAGGGTTTATAGCCAAAATAGATACAGGAGCTACACCTGTATATCTCTTTACTGCATTGCCTTCAGTAGATACTCTACCAGCAGCAAATGCCATAAATGCAAAATTTGTCTTCTTCATTTTCTAATAATTTTTCTTGTTCTTAATTCTATTTCTTACTACTCTGATTACTCTCCAAATGACAGTCTGTCACTGTCTTCTGCACCATTGTTGAAAGGATTAGTAGGGTCAAAAGGAGACTCTTCACCAGCCTTTACTTCTGTCTCAGGTGCCACCTCAGTATCATCTACTGTCTCAGGAGCAACATCTTCAACCTTAGGCTCCTCTGTATGAATCTCATACACATTAGCCTCTTCATTGAACACTACTGTACCAGCCTTAGGCTCATACCTAGTAACCTTTACAGGCTTACCATCCTTATCAACCTTACCAGTATCTTCTACCTTCTTGACAACCAAGTCTTCACTTGTGAGACCACCTGTCAAAGCCTTGACACCCATTTCATGTCCCTCAATCTCCTCAGTCAGAGCATTATACTCTGCATTGAGTTCATCAATCTTGGCAGCAATCTTATTCTTCTTTACTACCAAAGGATTAACATTCTGTGCAATTCTCTTTACACCTGCAAACTGTCTTACTGTTAATGTCTTCATATTTTCTTATATTAAAAGATTTGTAATAACTTTCTTTCTTGCCCCATATTATTTAATGGATTGGGAGCACTCCATAGCTTATATACTGTGAACTTTCTCTCATAGAAACTTAATGCTATGTTGAGACAATGTGCTAACAGCTGTTTACTTTTCAGCACATTTATCACAAACATAGCAGTTTCATGATATGGTTTCCCATGCTCCATACAATACTGCATAAGTACTATACTGGCATCACTTTCAGTAAGTCCACCAAAGGCAGCTAACCTTGATATTCTTACAGTCTCATTCCTATCCATAAATCTCCCTCAATTTGTCTACTACTATAGACAAATCATTAGGAATCTCATCAGGAAGGTCATCCAATGCACCAAGACTGTCTTTAGCAGGATATTCTCCATCATACTCCTTGACAAAGTGCTTGATAGGTCTCTTATTTTCTGTATCATACCCTACCTTGCCAAAGAGGATAATATCAAACTTACCTTCAGGTGTAATATAGTCATCCCTTTTTACACCTAGGATAGAAGTAATATAAAGTTGATTAAACTTTTTCTACCCTACTTAATATTTCTATTAAGAATTGACTATCTCTTCATTAGACTTTCTCTTAGCCCACCAAGCTTTTATAGTTTCACTTCTTTTCTTTCTAGATTCTTCACTTTGTAGCTTTATGTTCTTCTGAAAGAGGTTTTCCTTTAAGTCTTAAACTTTCAAGAGTATCAGGATGTTTTAAGACATAAATTTTAACAGGTCTAATGTCTACCATTTCCACTTATAATTAATCATGTTACAAATGTACTCCTCCACAACAGAGGATAGTCGATGAACCTTCTTCCTTATAGGAAGCTTGGCTGCTCTATACAATCAGAATTGTATTTACTTCGGTTACCCAATCCTTTAGATTTTTACTATACCCAACACATTAAAGTTGGTGCAAATTACATATTACTATATAATAGCAGTACTAAAGGCTCTAAGGGGATTTCAGCAGTTAGATAGATAATGGCAGATGACTAAACTACCATCTTTCCAGTGGTCTTGAACTTATAGGAAATGGAGTCACCATTCTTATCCTTATACTCCTCATAGTGGGCACAGCAGATGATATTCTTATCCTCAGGAAGTCCCTTGAAAGCATCAAAGATGAGACCCATTCCATAGCCAATCTGCTTAGGAGTATCCCATCCACCTTTCATGGCATTTGCCATATAGAAATCCTGTGCAAGATAATTGAAGTCATCAATCACAATATTCTTGAAAGGAGACTTCTTCAGCATATTTATGAGTTCTGCTATCACTGCAAACCTATCAAGACCTGTAAGACTATCTACCTGTACCCTATTACCTGTACCAAGGGCATTTGCATTTGTAAGTTTCTGTGTAGGCTTACCTACATTCTCTACTCCAATGCTACCCTCAATCAGTTTGAAGTTAGGGTTAGGAACACCCCTACCAATACACTGAATAACATAAGTTTCCTTTGGGTCAAGACCTTTGATACCTAACTTCTCCCTACCACAATAGGAAGTAGTCTTTCCAAAGCCTGACTTAGCCAAAACTAAAATCTTTGCCATTGTTTTTTTTTTGTTTTATAATGTTACTTTTACTTGAAAAGGGCTGCAAATTTATGAAATATTTTCCACCTGTGCAACTCTTTATTCATTTTATTTATTCCATAACTAAAGAAAGTCTTAGCAGTTTTGCTCTTCCTTGATTCCATATAGTTATATACTCTTTGTAGTGCTTCCTTATCATCAGGTCTTGGAAGTTCATAAAATGTACTCACTGCACCATCAAAGAATAAAGGACAGATTTGACCATTTGCTCCATAGTCTCTATCTTCAATCACTTCCATGAACCTTATATGGTTCCTGAACTTGGTTATATCATATCCTTCATACTCTCTTAGTCCATACTTAAATGGGCTATAAAGACCTATAACCATATTGGCATCCCTGGTAGTAGTCTTACAATCTGCAAGACCATCAGAAGATGGTTTGAGCTTATTCAGCTTTTGATTCTCAATACTTTCTTGAGCTTGTGCTTGATGCTGAATCAATACAAAGATGAACTTCAATTGATTTCTGAGAGTAATACCATACTTGCTCATCTTATCAATAGTTTCCATCTTCTTCAATCCACTTTCAAGAGATAGATTTGAGGCATTGTCTATGATAATTATTCTCCTCTCCTCTGGGTCATCTGGGGTATAAGGATTGTCATTATCTACCACATCTGCATCTATGATTTTATCTGTGATAGGGTCTTTCCTCTTACCTTTCTTAAGGTTAAGATGTCCATGAGTAAGGGCATAGTCCCTACAGTACTTATTGATTCCTGTAGGATTCCTTTGGTCATCAATATACTCAACCATATCCTCAAATACCTTGATATACCTCTGATATTTATCAGTCTCAAGCAATTCAAGAATCTTCTCATCAATAGGATGGTCTCTATCTGTACTTTTCAGTTCAGTAGGAGACACCTCTATCCCATCCAGTCTGAATAACAGATGACACAAGAACTCATTATACTTTTCCTCTGGACTCATTTCCAAAGTAAAGTAGAGAACCTTTACTCTCATTTCAGGATGCTCCAATATAAAGAACAGGGGTTCATATACAAATAGATAATCACAGAACTTTGATTTACCTACCTTCTGATTGGCAGTTACCACTATGAACTTAGCAGTTTCAATGCCTGGAACCCATGCTCTAAATCTTGGAAAAGGGAAAGGAATACAGTTATAAAGTCCATTAAGAACCCTGTCTCTCCTTAACCTTAGATTTCCCATTACTTGTTTGAATCTACTCATAATCAGTTAATTGTAGAAGTCCAATCATTTCTTAGATTCTCTTCTTGACCAGCATTCTCAATATAACTAATCAATTCTGAGTCTCCTTCAACCTCACCAGCAGCACCAACTTGCTCTTTTAATATGAAATACTTTAATAACCTCATATATGTATAGTTCCCATTGAAACCCTCCACATACTTACTGGTTGCCTGTATGATTTGCTCATCAGTATAAGTATTTCCATACTTCTTAAAGAATAACTCCAATCTTCGTACAATCAAAGCCACTCCACCTGCCCAATAATAGTTAGTACCATCTTTCTTGCCCTTAGGAAATATCTCCTTGAGCCTTGTAGCCAGCTGAATTAACCTGTCATTAGGTTCTTGTTTCTTATCAGAGTCTACAATTACAGAATCTATTACCTCAGTACCTTTATTAGTGAGTCTCCATCCAACCTGCTGAAACAGGTCATCCCTGTCAGCAGTTATATAGCCTTTCTTGATTAGTTCCTCTTGGGCTGCATCAAGGTCAGCATTATTATGGATGGCAAGCATTAAAAGAGCTTCATCAAGACTAATGTTGTTCTTCTGACATCCTTCCTTACTTAAACATATTGTCATAGCTTAATGTCATTAATACTATCAACACTAATGATAGAATCCTCAGAGTACTCCTCTATCATCTTCTGCACAAGTTCTTCTTCCCTTGTATCCTTGAAATAAGGTATGATAATAATAGGAGACTTATGTCTAAGTATTCTACCAACTCTTTGCTTTACTACAATCTCCGAACTATTCAAGTTGCAGAATATACCTATCCTACAATTAGTCAAGTTCACACCTTCATTGAGTATGTTACAGGCAGTGATATGCTTAATCTTGTTAAGATTAAACATTTCAAGGTTCTTCACTGAAGCCTTATTCTTTGAGGTGATATTGTATTTACCTAACCTCTCTGACTGTTCAATACTACTACAGAAAGTCAAAGTCTTGTAATTCCTGAACTTGTCAAGAAGAGATAATACAAGGGCTTCCTTCTGTTCAGCACACCACTTCAGCCTTTTGCCTGCTGTTGAAAGCCATAAGTTCTTCATTCTCTCATTTCTTGAGTTAAAGTACTTATTTTTGTACCACTCTATAAGTGAAGAGACACTATCATAATAACCTTTCTGAGTAGTGATTATATCACGACCAAACTTCTTAACCTTATAGGTATAATTAGTAGTGTCCAAAGTCAAAGGCAGTAGATATACTGTAGGCTCAGGCAATACTTCATCTTCTACAGCTTCCTTGAGACCACATTTAATGACCTCAGCCTTGTGGCTGTGGATGAAATAATCCCTCATGTCTCTCTTTATAGTGGCAGACAATCCAATGAAAGATTCATTGATATGAATAGTCTCCAATACATCAATTCTTGCTTCTGACAAATGCTGCATTTCATCTGCCACTACTACATCAAAGTATGAGTTCTCATAGTTCTTTAGTGACTCATAACACTCAATGGTAATATAGTCAGACTTGATACCTCCCCATTTCTCAATCTCATTCCTCCAAGTCTGCTTATGTACAGTCTTAGCTACAAGAATAAGTATAGTAGTAGGGCTTTCATCATTCCTGAATACCCTATCACATATATGATTAATGAGGTCTATTGCTACCTTGGTCTTACCCATTCCAGTTATTAACTCAAGTATCAAATACTTAGCCTTATCTATCTTAGACAAAGCCAAGTTATTCACTTCTTCTCTTGTCATTTTTTGTTTACAATACTTTTTAATGTACTTATATATTCTTTATCACTTGCATAGTTAATATTCTCAAGAAAGGTATAATAGTTATTCGGAGGTTGATATTTCTTCTGTATCCACTCCTTATAAGCTACAACACTTTCAGTCCAATGCTTGAACTTACAATATCTCTTTTCTTTACTATTATAAAGACCAAAGAGATTATTGTATTTCAAACATACCTTAGACTTGAAATGTCCTGTTTCAAGAACAGCTTGAGCATAGACAATATCTTTATGCTCTAAACCATAATAAGACAAAGCCTCCTCCAGACCCTCCTTAGGGGTCTGGGAGAAGAACTTTGGTTGCTCATTAATAATGGTATCAGCTATCTCTATTACAGGGACAGTTTCAACCTTTGGCTGTTGAGAAACTATACTCTTAACTTGCAAGAGTAATGCAATTACTACACTCCATGGCACCACTGTAGCTACTACAATGAGTGCTTTCAACCATTTATTTTTCATTCTACAGCCTATCAAACTCTTCTTGAACTTCTGAGATTCTTTTATCAATCTTAGCTATAGTAAGTAGCTTGACCTCATCAAAGTTGATAAAGGAACTATCTATTTTGAAAGTACTTTGTGTCCTACTATATTCTTCGGCATCAGCAAGCTCAACTCTATAGAAGCATACTCCCCTTTCCCACCTTTTTCTTTGGTCTTTGAGTTTATTTAACCTCTCAAGTAATTTTTCACTTTGCTTTACTTTTTCTTCAGTCATTTCTTATTAAATTTGATAATTGTTAAACACTTTGTTCTGATTGATAGATATAATATTGCCACTATCATAAAGAATCCTATCACATTCTCAATGGTATTAGGTGCTGAAATCATTTCAAGTCCTAATGTTAATAGGACAATGAAGATTACAAACCATACAGCAACTTTTACTACTACTTTACCCATAATCTACTTTACCCATAATCTACTTTCTTCATGCTTTTTTTTTTTGTTAAACTTATATTGCTTAGTCAGTGAGACTTTAGTCTCCTTCTTTGGTCAGAAATACATAGTCAGGCAACTCCTTATTGCTTGACCATTTATATTCAGAGTAGGTGGTGTACCTTGGGTCAATATATTCTTTCCCATCTTGTGCTCTATCTACATAGAACCCAACACCTAATCCTACCTCTGCTATTTTGGCAATCCCCATATAAAAATAAGATGCCTCATAGTCTGACTTTGCAGCTACATATACTGTAGCCTTTCTTGTCTTATATAAACCAATTAAGATGTAGAATGTACCAAGAAGTTGCTTCTTATGTGTCTCCTTAGCTCTCTTACATATATCATACAACTTTCTCTTGCTTGGAAGACTTCGAGTATTAAGTTGCTGTAATGTAAAAGGTGATGGAGCATGAGAAGAACCTTTAGGTCTTTTGCTTCTCTTCTTATAATTGATAATGCCATTGGACAAGTAGAAACCTCCTCTATAGTCTATGTCCTCTTTTTCTTCAAACATATCATAGAATAGTTCTTTTAAGTTATACTTCTCAGTCCCTTTTCTACATCTATGTAAGAACTCAGAAAACACCTTATCTACTGGTCTGCCTACATTCTTCAATAGGAATTTATGCAAATCCCCGTGGAAATGGTGATAATCATCATCAAGCCAATTATGAAAATACCATCCAGCAGCCTTCTCACTGCCTATCTTTAATATTCTCTTTCTTGGGTACTTTTTAGCCCATCTTGACTTCTTTCCACTCCTGTTCCTATTAATGGTAAATTCTATCATATCTCAAACAATTTTATGTAAGTCCTCTTATACTGCTTATTCCAATACCATTTGTTATACCACAATAGTA